ACTTTTTTATTTTATTGAATAGTAGACGACCTCCTGTTGCAGGGGTTCTATTCTAGATGCGACACTGAATGCTTTTTGGAAAATTTAGAGCGCACGAGTCTTGGGAATAAAATTAGTTTTTTTTAAAAGCTTAACCTGCTTTTTTTAAAAGATCAGTTCTTGCATCAATAACACTTTGTTCATTGATCTTGACCTTCACATCTTTAAGTTCAATGTCGATCCACTTCATGTCAGTAGTAACCCTACCCTGTGACAACGCTTGTGTTGCCCACTTGGACTCCAGCTGAAGTTTCTTCGCCACTAGTTCCTGTAGAGACATTTCTGTCTACCTCCTCAAAAGTTAAAAACAAGAAGTTGGGATCTTCGAAACCAGCTCCTGGTTTTTCTGTTACGTCTCCTGAGACAACCTTCTTTACAAAATTCTCAAGAGCGGCTTTATCGTCATTTGCTTCAAGTATCTCATCAACATATATATTTTTATATTTTACTTGGATGCGATATAGCTTCATGTATTATTATATAACAAAAAGGGCTATAAAATCAAGCCTGTGTTCGTTTTGGGTTTTGGTGGGGGTATTATTTCTTTTGGAACTTCTACAGCTCTACAATCAAAACGTATGATTATTCGGCTATTTTCTACATATTCTGCATTCATGTCCTCTAATTTTTTGAGATTATTAAAGGTATCATTGGCTACACGATAGCCTGTCTCTACGCATTTTGAGTGACTAGTAAATTCATAACCAGTTACACCGGATGACGGACACTGGCCACTTAACATACTGCACATGTAAATTATTAAAATATATTTAGTCATATTCCTATATTATCCCATAGTATTTTTTTCTTGCATATCCCATGAAAATGTTTATATGTAAATCATGTTTTTTAAATTAACTAACAAAGAGGATATCATGAAAACAGAAAAAGAGATAGCTGAGACAGATAGGCATAAGGAAACAAATGACTTTCTTAAATCTATGACAGCTGCTGAAAAGTTAAGCGAGGCTTTAGTTTTAAAACCTGAATGGGAAGTAAAACCAAAAAGCGTTGTCATGACTCATGTCTTTTCAGTTGAATTTAATGAGTCAACAAAAAAACTTACATTAATTGTAAATGGTGAAGTTTACAAAACTTTAAGATGTGAGGATATATTAAATGGAAAAATTAAATTTCATAATGGTCTTAATGAGATTATCAGTAAATTTAATTTGTGGAGGTTTGATGAGCCGAAACCTAAAAATTAATTCTAAGTCAGAAGAGTTTGTTAACTTTGTAAAAAGAGTTGATCAAATATTATCTGGTACAGAAACCACAACTGCTACAGGTCAACCAATAGAATATGGTGATGATCATTTTCAAGACAGAATGAAAAGATTACAACAAACTCATTTTGCTTTTGAAGATGGACCTGTATATCCGTTGAGTATAGATGCGTCCTGTGCATTAGTGTGGGACGAAATAAAAGCTAAACAAGATGAGCAAGACAATGGTTTATGATTTTTTTAAAATATTGTTTCTGCTATGTCTATTAACATTTCCAAAAATAACTGCATTAGCATTTGGTGGACTTGTTTATTCAATATTGTTCTAACAAAGGAGGAAAAGATATGAACAATGCAATAAAAAATAAATTCTTTGAGACGACAGATTACTCAAAGTTTAAAAAAGCTAGAGGTAATAGACCTGTAGATGAAGCACACGTGAAGCAATTAAAAAGATTGATTGCTGAAAAAGATCTTTATGATCCAATACGTGTAAATAAAAACATGGAAGTAATTGATGGCCAGCATACTTTACAAGCTAGAAAAGAATTAGACTTAAAGGTGCCTTACATCATTATGAATTCTGATGATCCACTTGATGTTGCAAGACTTAATACGGGTCGAAAGAATTGGTCTATGGAAGCATACTTAAACCATCATTGTGCAAGAGGTAAGTTTGATTACAAAGTTTGTAAACAAAAGATGAATCAATATGGTGTTAATGTTGCTGAAGCAATAGTGCTGCTGCTTAAACAATGCTCACTATGGAATCGTATTTCAACAGATTTTAAGACTGGTGAATTTAAAATTCCTGCAGGTGGTATTGAAAATTGTGATCGTATCGGAGGTGCCTTGAATACCTTGAAAAAATATTTTTTAGGTATGGACGATAGTAAGAGAAGACTAAAAAGATCTATGGTCATGGCTTACATCATAGCGGATAAATGCCCAGACTTTGATCTGAAAAGGTTTAGAGATGCCTGTAAAACGAAGTCATCTTGGTTTCTATCAGGTACAAGCACTAGAGATTACATCATGATTATTGAGAAAATCTATAATAGTGGCAGAAGTAAAAAGAAAATAAAACTTCTTGATTTCTTCGACTCTAAAGAATATCAAGAGCATTAGGAGAATAACATGAACATCGACAAATGGAAATCTTGTGCAGTTGATATCGAATCATACACAATAATTAGAGCAATGGGAAAAGCAGGCTTCAGAAGACCTGGATCTATGATTGCAAAATTAGTTGATGATGAAGTGAGAAAGATAGCTAAGAAAGAGGGTAAAAGCTATCAAAAGATGAAAGAGAATTTACTTTCAGAGGGCAACAAACTTCTGAATGGTAAGTAGAACTGCAGGTTGGATGGTTAACCTTGAACCTGGGTTTGAGAAGGGGTCGGGAGACTGGCCCCTTTTTTATTTATGATTACATTACAAGATACAAAATTATTTATTAGAAATTATGCAGATCATGCTGCATTAAATGAAAAATTAAAAAAAGAGATATTAGAAGTAAGAGCAAAAGAACCAGAAGGTCTGCCAGGCTCAAATGCCAATTGTTGGAGAAGTGTTCATAAGTATAGCTGCGAAGAAGAGCTGCTTAAACCTATAAATTTAATTCTTGAAGAATATCAAACTTATTATTTAAAAAGACCTAATGCACCAGCGAAGATAATTTATTGGTCAAATATCAATGATTTTGGTGGTGGTAATTTATTTCACACGCATTATCGAGCAGATGCAGATTTATCTGGTGTTTACTATGTGCAGGGTAAAGACACTGGATCTATTAAATTTGCTACCCATGAACAAATGTATTTCATGATTCCACCACATATGCCTTATTCTAAAATGGTAGCGCATGAGCCAAATGATGGGGATATTTTGTTATTTCCTTCTTATTTACTGCATGAGGTAACTATTAACACAAGTGATAAAAAACGAATCACCATAGGTTTTAATATAAAATTAGACTTGCAAGACAGACCAAAATAAGTATTAATTAAGAACGTATTTCCTTAGCCTAAATGAAAAGGTGGGGCTTTAAACACCTTATTTTCATATAACAACGAACGCTAAATTTAACTTTAAAAGGAGAATTAGTGGGTAAAGCTGTGAATAAAAGCAGTCCGGAAGCATTAGAAAATGCTCTTAAGAAACTTGTGATGGTGTGTCCTAACAAGAAAACTTATGATGAGCTAACGAGTTTAATGTTTCAGTTGTATTGTGGAAATGATTTTGGTTTAGGAAATTTTAGTCTTTCATTCCTTGATAAGATTGAGGAGTGTTGGCGCACCGGTAGAAAAAAGGCTGCACAAGCTAAAGGTTTAAAACTGGTCGTCAAAAATGCCTAACCACGTTGCTTTTCCACATCCATATCTTTTCCCGCAGCGTGGTTATGGTAATGACAGAAATAAATAATGATCTAATTAAGGCAACAATCCAGCTTTGTAGGACTTTAGATGGTCCTGATCGGACTGAATTTATAGAAGACGCATACGCAGATTATAAGTGGTGTGCCCATATCCAGACTCCAAGAGAGGTACAGAGGCACTTGCGAAATGTATTCACCAAACTTGTTAAAAATTTTGGGCACTGATATGGCTGCAGAAGTTGTAGATAGTAAAAAGCCTGCGGAGCAGAGGTTGTTCCAGGCTATTGTCTTGCAAGCCTTTGAAGATGCTATGACCACACAGGGTAGTAAACAAGAGTCTTATTTAAAAAAAGATGCACACGATTGGTTTATTGATAAAAATAAATCGTTTGAGGAAGTTTGTTGGTTTGCCGGTTTCGACCCAGATATAATTCATGAAAAGTATAAAAAATTAGTTTTTGAAGGTAAGGTAGTATTTACTGAGCTGCAGAAGGAGTGGGTCCGGTATCGTGGGTTATATAGAGATTATAGAGCTGCTGATAATAGTAATGATAGAAAAAATATTATGGAAAAAATTATGGAAGTAAAGTTGACCAAGGAGACGTAGTCATGGTGGTCTATGAAATTTTACCCCTAAGGGAGCTAAAAAAAATCGAGAGCTAAAATAGCCCCCTAGAGGTATGAAATTAGCATTTATTATACGAAACATGCTATTAAGAAGTATACACGAACACCGGCCACCGGACAATGGTAAATTCTACTATATAGATTATCTAGACCCCTTTTAAAGAAAATATACCCACCAGGCCAGAATAGGTGTCCCTGCTGTCCCTAAGTCAATATTTACAAGTAATATCAACGATTTAAACACGATTTAGTGGTGTCCCTGTGGTGTCCCTGTGGTGTCCCTGAGGGACACTACTTGCGGGAACTCAACCAGAAGTTTTAGCTATACTTACTTTTTGATGAAATAATCTATATAATGAAAAATCATGATTAAAAAAGGTTTACAACTTATGGCTACCAAAGAAGGTAGAAAGCTTGTTAAAGGCTTAGTTAAAAAAGGTAAAGGTTATATTAGAAAAAGAAAACCTACAAAAGAAGCTAGAGCAGCTAACAGAGAAAGAGATCTTCAATCTAAGAGAGCTTTAAAAAGATTAGCCATCAGAGGTGGGGGGTCAGGAAGCACAGATGTTTCTGCAATAGTTCCTGTTAAATTACAAACTGGTAGAGGTAGTTCATTCAAAACAAGAATTCTAGGTCCGAAAGGCCAAACACCATATCAAGGTAAAAGACTTGGATCTCATGGAAATATGGAATCTTGGAGAAATGATATGGAAAGAACTTTTAAATTACCTAGTTTTATGGAAATAAAAAGATCAATATTTAAAAAATCAAAAGGTGGAGATATTAAAATTGTATCTAAGGTAGCTAAAAAATTAACCAAAGCATCTGCAGCTCATGCAGGTCAAGCCAAAGCACTTAAAAAAATTGTTTCAAAATATGTTTAAGTTGATTAAACTTATTAAAGATCTTATCAATCTAGATTATAGAGTTAGAAGATTAGAAAGAGCAAAATATTGGAGAGAAAAGTACAATGGCACTAAAGAAAAAAGAACTTAGAACAGAAGACGATTTAACACCAAAACAAAAAATGTTTGTTGAGGTGTATGTCAAAGACTGGGGATCAATAACTCAAGCTGAAGCTCTTAAACGTGCAGGATACGTTTGTAAGAATGAAAATGATTATGGAGTGATTGCTTCAAGGTTATTATCAAGAAAACATAATCCTCATGTGGCTAACTATTTTGATAAAAGATTTCAAAAAGAATTAAAAATGTATCAAGGTGATAACCTTAGACGTTTCAAAGGCTGAGAAAAAAGATCAATACGCTGCAGCTATAAATGCAGAATATAGATCAGGACAATTAGCAGGAGCTTTTGTAGATCGAAGAGAGGTAAGAGTAACAGGTCTGGAGGGTATGTCACGTGAAGAACTTGAAAAGAAGCTCAAAGAACTCAGTCAAAAAATCGATGGTTACAATGCCAAAACGATCGAGGCCGAGCCGGAGCACGTTGAACAAATTGAAAAAACTTAGTTGGTCTGAGTGGATTAGTCTATTTAATAGAATCCATAATCCATTTATGTTCACATCTGTTGGCACAATAAAGGTAAAAATTGATGACAAAGAAGAAGATTAGTATACCCAGAAAAACAAAGACAGAGATTGAAAAGTATCCTATGGTTTCAATTGAATGGTATGATATTGTCAGCGATTCTA